GGTCGTGTTTCATCGCTTAAAGATTTCTTTGATGTTCCTACTGTTGTCCCGATAATTGTTGGATAGGTGATAGACCTTGCAATGGTCCGCAAGTTCGCCCTGCTCGGTCATCTCCAGCATGGGCTTTAGTTCCAAGGACCAAATGGGTAGGGAGGCAAGGGATTCACGGTAGAGGCCGTTGTTCGGTATAACCTGCAACGCTTGCGGGTTGCGCCTCAACACCTCGGCAAGACGCTTGGTACTGAACATCCAAAAAGCGTGGTAGTTGATGTAAAACGGGAGGCTTGCGTAGGTCTTCCCGTTCCACTCCTTCCACATATTCGGTGTGGGATTGAATGTAATGTCGGGGCTAAATTCGCCTTCCACATTGGGGTAGGTTTCAATCCGAGTGAAGGACGGGTACAAGTTGTCCTCAAACATCGCGTCGAACTGTGCGGTGAAGTTGACGAATCCCTCCTTGGGAAGCATCATGTCGTCCTCGAAATACGCCACCCAGTCGAAGTGCTGGTACACCTCTGCAATCCTGTGGCGGTGCTTGCTCGTCAGTTCCCAAGGGTGTCCCATAGCCGTGTGGGCGTGGAAGGTAACGGGAAGGTGTGCGAGTTCTTGGGCCGCTTGGGCGTCGTTGGTGTCCACGAAGATTTCAGCCTGCACGGGGTAGGACTTGATGGCCTCAATGACCTTGGTCAAGTTCTCCACCCTATTGGGGTGGTGGTGGTAGGCGATATTGGCGAGCAGTTTCATGGTCAGAATGTGATGACGAATTTGCTTGGGTCGGGCCACCCTGGGTTGGGGTCGTACACGGTCATGCCTTCCCGCTTGCCAATCCAAGTTTCGGCCTGGTAGCGGTGTTCCCGAAGGGGTTCGCCCAGTTCCCGCACATGGGACGACTTGGCCCACCAAAAGTTTCCTGCAAAGTAGGGGTAGCCGTCGGGGTTGTTTTGGTCCGCTATTTGTGGGAATTGCTCGGTGGTGAGCCAATGCGTTCCAACGCAGTCCACTTTCTCCAGTTCTGCAAGGGAGCGTTCCCATGCCACGATGTTGAAGAATATCATAGACCTGCACCACATCTGCTTCACAAGCGACGGGTCAGCACCGCCCTTGGTGTGGGCGTACAGGTAGGCGGCATCCTCGGTTTGGCTCGCCTTGTACATCTCGGTCAGCGTTGCTTGCTCCCAAGCGTTCGTGCGGGTGACCACTACCTTGATTTTGGAAGCCACGAGCGAGTTGTCCAAGATTTCCTTGACGACCTTCCGCTGGTCGGGAGGACCGACGATGCCGACACGAATCTCGTCCAACTGTTCAATCAATCCGTAATTGCAAAGGGCCATCATGTGTTGGTGCATGATGAGTTGCCATTGCCCGCCTCCGCCGCAGTAAATGTGGTAGTAGTGGATGAGTTTCATTGGGTGAATAGGAGGGTTAAGATGCAGCCGATGAAGACCAAGGCCAGCACGACCCGACCGATGGCCAAGGCGAGGTCAAGGAGGGATTCAAGGTTCATGCCCCAAAGTTACACCACAAGATACTTGCCCGAGTTGCTCACGGCCAATTTGTTGAGGGCCACATATCGCAAGGCATCGCAGGCGTGGTTGTAGGAGTCAATCGGCACCCCCGTGTCCTTCCCGTCCTTGTCGGTGGCCCATGTGTACGAGCGGAGTTCTTTAATCAGGTTCACGGAATCCTTGGTGACATGAAGATTGAACCGCTTGACCACATCTATCCCCTGCCTGACCGAATCGGGTCCCTTGCTCGCTGGCTTGATGTTGAATCCGAGGCGGTAGATTTCCTCGATGCTCTTGGGTTCTGCAGAATCGGCCACAATCTCCCACGCCCTTGTGATGCCGAACTCCTTCAAGCGGGTGGCGATGTCGCTATTGGTCAAGCCCCGATGGTAGAGCAACTCATGCACAAACAAGTCGTCCCCCCTGCGGTACACGGCGACCAAGGCCGTAGGGTCGTTGCTGAACCCCCAGTCGAGGCCGTAGGCGACGAATTTCATCGTGGATGGGTCTATACCCTCGACAACCGTGTAGTCCCCGTATATCGCACCCTGTAGCGTCCCGACTTGGCCCAACCCGTACACCTTCCACCAGTTCGCCCAGTAGGCACTCGTTTCGGCTTTGGTGCGGTTCAGTTCGATGTCGTTGCGGATGGTGTCGGGAAGCGCTTCGTTGTCTTGATAGGTCAGGATGAGAAACTCGGCATCCGTTTCGGGGAGTACCTCCGTATGCGCCCAAAATTCGTGGGTGGGGTTGAAGTCGATGTATATCTCCTGCGAGGTACGGATGGCCAACTGGTAGTACGAATCGAAGTCGATATTGTTCGCCTCGTTTATGTAAAGGATTTGCCTCCTTGCCCCTCTTAGGCGGGCTTCCGAATCAGCGGAAAAGAACTCAATTGTGGAACCGTTGGCGAAGTTGTATTGCAGGAGCGTCTTGTTCCAGCGGTCGGGAACCCACCTGTGGGTCCATTGCATAATCTTAGCGAAGTCCTTAATTGCCCCCCGTCGTAGGTGTGGGACGGATTCGCTGACCACGGATATCTCCGACTTGGGATGACGGGCCGCATGGTCAATCAGCACCGCAAGGATGCCGAAGGTTTTGCTCGCACTTGTGCCACCTTGGATGACTTTTTTCCGAGCCGTCATCGCCCGAATCTTCTTGATGGCGGTGGTGTACTTAAAGTCCATTGTAGTCAGGACAGGGCTCGAACCTGTAAGGGTACCTCTTATGCTTATGCTGCCCTACGGTTTCCGCCGTATGCGTCTGCCAATTCCGCCACCTGACTGACACAAAGATACGAGCCTTTCGCAAACCCGCAATACTATTCCCCAAAAAGCGGCTGCTCGATGGTTACGCTGGTCTCCTGTTTTTCTACCAAGCCGTTCAATCGCTGCGTGATGGAGGGGTTGTAAATGCCCGCCATGCCTCCCTTGATTTGGTCGGCTCGGATGGCTTCCTTTATGCGCTGGCAGATTGCGGTAAATTCTTCGTATGCTCCCCCTTTGTTGTTAAAATAGTCCCTCCCCCCATCAGCAATACCCTTGTCCCAAAGGTGCAATTTAAACCCCTCCATGGTCAATGGGGCTTCTTTTTCCCGAAAGACCTCCACGGCTTTGGGGCCAATCCAATCTTTTACAAGGATGGGTTGCTTCTTTGTATTGACGCAATACTCGCTGAAATCTTCCCAAAGTTCTTGGGGGTTCGCAAATACCCGTGGCCTTCCTGCTCCCATCAATACTCAATTTTATCTATGAGCGAATCAATCTTGTCCACGATTTTCATCTTGACCGCAAAGGCGTTCGGGGAGTTGGATTCCTCCACCGCCCCGATGCAGTCGCAGAGGGTCGTGATGACCATCATCAGCGAATCCATGCGGGCTTGGACTTGGGCCTCATCGTTGGGGGCTTTAGTCGAGTTCGCCAAGTTCTCGGAGTTTATTTCGTGACCACCCAAGGGCCGCTTTGCCACCCCATAGCAGGTAACTGATGTATCCGCAGTCGCTGGTAGAGTCAGCGTTGTCGTAGTAGGTTTCTGCCCGATTAAGGTAGGATTGCATTCGCTTGATGGTTTCAAGGGAAATCCCCTCACCATTTGCGAGTTGCTGCGCCCTGACCTTGCCCGTCTGCGTGGCGCACTTGTTGCCATTGCGCTCGTTGAGTTCAATCCCCCGCTTGGCGTTATTGCGCACACCTTCGCCGTAGTCGGCATAGGTTTGGAACTGGTCACGGGTTGGGGTTGTTGAGGGCATGGGTAACGGTGTGGTGGTTGGCTTCGGCGAATTGGTCCGCCTCTTGGTAAATGTATTGGAGTGCCGATTTTACGCAGTCCGCACACCACCAATTCGTGTTGGGTCTGCCGTGGGCGACGAGGATGGTCTGCAAGTCGTGGACCGCTTCGGGGGAGAGCCGCATGAACAAGGCCGCCTGGTATTGCTCCCAATAGTGGCGGTGCTTGGTTGCCAGCAGGTACTCGTCTTGGGTCATCGGTTGGTCAGTTGCAGGATGACAACGGTTAGCCCCGCAGAGGCAAGGCCGTAAACGGGAGCGAGAACCCAACCGCAGGTGGGCAGGGTCAGGGCCACCGCCACCCAAAAGGTTAGGCAGGTGACGCAAGAGAACGGCTTGTGCCTTGCGAACCAGGTCTTGTACCAAGCCTGCGGCAGGACATGGTACTCCGCAATAGCAAGGGCGGTCAGCGAACTAATCAGCAGGGGAAAAATCAGCGTGTCCATGGGATTGAATGGCGGCCTTGATTTTGGCCTTGGCTTGGTCGATGGAATAGATTATAGAACGATACGGAATACCCGTGTCACGGGACAACTTCTTCATGTTGCCCGTGCGTAGGTGCAGGCGTAGCAGTTCCTTGTCGTAGGGGAACGCCCCGTCCTTCGCCCATGTGTCCATCTCGGCCTCGGCGATGGCCCAAAGGTCATCCATGAGGGAATCGTACTCGGACTGGGGGATAGGCGAATCGGGGTCCAGTTCTTCGAGCAGGTCGTGATGGCGGTACTTTTGGGCAAACTGGTTGTTCTTTCCTCGGTAGAGGTTCAGCAGCAACCGAACCACATAGAACTTGAAGTACCCCTGCGACTGGATTTGCAGGATTTTGGCGGGGTCTTTCTCCAGCAGAATCAGCACGCACTCCTGTTCCAAGTCACGCCAAAGCGGGTCGCCTCCCGTGATGGTCAGGCAAGCCTTTCGGATTTCGCCGCTTCGGTAAAGGTCAAGGATGATGGTGTCTGCGGATGCCATGCACAAAGATTGCAAAAAAAAGGGGTCAGCGGTTAGGCCGACCCCTTGGGCGTGATAGCGGTTTCGGGCTATTCTTCCTTCGGAAGTTGCAGAGTGTCAGTAATATAAGCCCCTTCAGCGGTCTGCAAATACTCTTGGGCGTTGTTGAAAACTTGCCTCCGTAGGTATCGCAGTTGAGGCTTGGCCTTGCAGTCGTTGTGGAAGGATTCCAAGTTGATTATGATGGTGGAGTAGTGGCGGTTCAGTTCCTTCCCGATAGCCATGAAGGTGAATAGGTACTCGTTGTAGGCGATGTCGGCCACGATGTTCCGAGCGATTACGCAGGGCCTTTCCCTTGACGGGGACCGCACTTGGTCGGGGGTGATGCCGAAGATGGCGGCCGTGGTGTCAACAAGATGATGGATGAGGGCTGGGGTCATGGCTTAATCTATTTCGGGTATTGGCATCCAGTAGGCGACTTCGTGGGTGAACCAGGTGTGGTTTTCGGAGTGCCACTTACCAGTGTACATATCACGCCAAGCAACGATTTGCAGTCCTTCAATATCAGTAATTAGGACGGGTTCGTCAAATAATTCGGGCATTTGGTCTTGGGGTCTTATCCAGGGCATGGCTTAGGCGTTTTTGGCTTGAAGGATGCGACCGAGCAAGGTCCAGTTCACGGACCAAGGCTTGATGGTTTCGGAGCGGTCGGGGCGTGAGCAAGACACGCACTCCTTGCGGATGTGGATTTGCCAGCGGCGGAAATCGGTGGGGGTTGGTTTCATGGGTTAGGGGTTTATGGTTTGGAATAATGTGTATTTCCCGCAAGTATCGGTCTTGATTTTTACTTGTGGCCCGAATCCGTTGCTCCGAGATAGCACATACTCGCAGGCGTTACCCTTCTCCCGCACCTCAATCACCTTCCAAGGGCGGTTGTTGGTGCAGGCGGTCAGCAGGAATAGGAGCAGTATGCGGCGCATGGTTAACGAGGCCAAAACCAAGTTGACTTACCGCAAGACCCCGTGACATAGACACGGCCCATAAGACCAAGGCGGGATGCGGTTTGTTCGGCAACAGTTACGCCATGCTCAAAGTTCATGCAAGTCAAAACAAGAGGCTGGCGGTTAAAGGTGGAGCATTCAATGCTTACTGAATAGGACAATGTTTTCATACTGTTTGGTTTAGTAGGTCAAAGATATAAACACTCTACCCACATTCAGCCAACACCCGCTTGAAATCTTCCACGCTTCGAATTACCTCGTACCTGTACCCAGCCTCCTGAACGACCCCCTGCCACCATTTTTGGGAGATGGACTGCTTGCCCTTGGGGTCTTTGAACTCCAAGAACACGGCCCCAGCGGCGGATAGGTATATCATGTCGCTCACCCCCGCAACCACGCCCATAGCTTTCATGACGCTCCCAGCATAGGCAGACGGTGCGTTGTTGTTTACTGTAAACAAGCGACCCCGCTGGTCGGGGAAGGTGTTCCAATGCCATTGGAAGCACTCGGCTTGAATCTTGAACTCTTGCATGGGTAAGTTATTTTAGGATTGGAAAACGGTCTTTATTGTGGAAGGCCCAGCCTGGCTTCCAGCCCATGTAGCGGATGAACTCCAAGGCTTCGGCTTTGCTCTTACATTGGTTGTGCAGCACCCAATAAGGCGAAATTACTTTGGCCTTGGCCAGTTGTGCCTTTTGGTACATGCTGCTGGTCGTGGCCAACTGCATGCCCTGGGCCTTGGTCATGAGTTGTAGCATAACGGTTTCGCCTATTTCCTTTGGTTTTCGTTCGTATTCAAATCCGCAATTTGGGCATTTCATAACAGCAATAGGGATAAGGGCATCACATCTTTCGCAGTTCTTAGCACCACCAACGCCAGCGGATTCTTTCTTTTTTTTCTTTTTCAAGGACCAATTTTGATGATCCTCCCACCAGCCATGGGTCTGCACGTTGTTCCCAAAGTCAAGGATCGTGAACTCCTTCTTGGTTGGTGTCACCCTGGAGCCACGGCCCACCATCTGCATAAACAAGGGCAGGCTTGCGGTTGCCCGGTATAGAATGACGACCTCAATGGTTGGCTCGTCAAAACCTGTGGTCATAAGATCGCAGTTGCAAAGGATAGCGTCGGGCGTGTGCTTGAACCATTCCAGTACATCGGCCCGGTCATGTTTGCTCATTTCTCCATCAACATGGCGGGCGTTATATCCGGCATAATGCAAAGCATCGCAGACCTCTTGACTGGAGGCGATGTTGCTCGCAAATACGATGGCCTTCTTTCCTTTGCAAATTTTGGTATAGTTCTGCACAACGCCATCATAAACTTGTCGCTCACTAAATCGTTCGGCCATCTGCTCGGTGTCGTAATCGTTGCCCTTCATACGAATACCGGAAAGGTCTAAAGTTACCCCGTAAGTGACGGGCCTGGCAAGGAACCCTTGGTTTATCAGTTCTTGAACTTGAACTGGTACATGCAAAAACTGGTAAAACTTCGAGAGGCACTCTTGGTTCCCACGACGCAGCGGGGTTGCGGTGGCTCCGATGACAACGGCATTTGGGTTGATGTACGGCAGCAATGGGTTGAAGGTCTGCTTGTGGGCCTCGTCAATGATGACCAAGTCCATCCGGTTCAGCAGGTCCGTGTATTCGGTTGCGTCCTTCCTACGGCTGAATGTTTGGGCCATGGCGATGAAGCAATTCCCCGAAACGTCGAGCCGGGTCTTGCTGGCCTCAATGAGGGTTGGCTTGATTCCGAACAGGTCCAGCGCACCGTTGGATT